TACTAACAGTGTTCGGGCCTATAGTGATGGTACAAGCGCTATCAAGAGTCCCAGTGTATTTAAGAAATATACTCCTGCCGGGATCAGTACTACCATCGGCAATAGTAGTAGTATGAGTATCAGCATTAGTCGTAATAGCTTCCGTCCCAAACGAAAAAGCCTCTGCAATTAATTCGAGATTAGTATTTGTGCTAGTACCCCAAGTTCCTGCTTCATCGCCAGTCGCAATTTCCTTCAATCGTAGGTCATTAACATAGGTTGCCATTTACTTTCTCCGAGTCTTTGGCTTCTTCTTTTCCATAGAAGCAACGTGCTTTTTTAAAATCTCAGCCTGTTTTTTGTGAGTCTTTGATGCTTTTTCTAAAGCTTTAATTACTTCATTGACTTTACGAACCATTAGGCCACCTCTTTCCAATCTGGTGTTTGGCTAGTAGAAACTGCTGAATAACTTGGTGTCTGACTTGTTGATATAGTCGAATAGTTTGGCGTTTGGCTTTGATCAATAAGACCCCAAACATTTGCGATATTGGTTGCCCCTGTAGCACTAACCCCGGTAGGCGTGACAACAGCAGACGCCGCAGTTGATACGCTACCTGCTTGACCCGTTCCAGCAACCCCTGTTGTATCAACGATGATGCCCAGCTGAATAGATACTGTGCCAACTGCGCCAGTACCTGCGACACCCGTTGGGGTAACTGATGAATCGCCAGTAATAGATACCGAACCAACTGAACCAGTCCCGCTAACCCCAGTGGCAGTAACGCCAGCAGCACCAGTGGCAGTAACAGAGCCAACAGCCCCAGTTCCACTAACACCTGTAACTGAAGTGTTTGCTGTACCTGTGACCGTAACCGAGCCAACGGCTGAAGTGCCAGCAACGCCAGTAGGACTGACATTCGCAGAAGCGGCAACCGAAACAGATCCCACCGCTCCTGTCGCAGATACTCCGGTGACTGAAGTGCTTGCATCTGCGCTGACGGAAACTGAGCCGATGGCGCCAGTACCCGCGACACCAGTTGGCGTAACATTAGCTGTTCCCGTAACTGATACAGATCCGATAGACCCTGTCGAAGATACTCCAGTAACTGGTGCATTGGCTGCTGCCGCAACTGTGACTGATCCAACCGCACTCGTTGCAGAAACGCCTGTGACAGAGAGATTGGCGTCTGCTGTGATCGTGACAGAACCAACGGCGCCTGTAGCCGCAACTCCTGTAACCTCAACAACATCAGGCTCGTTCCACGCACCTTCACCCCAAGTGCCACGGCCCCATCCATTAACGATTGCCACACACTAACCCCTACTGATTATGCTTTGCGTCTTTTTGTTGTTTAACCCAAAGCGCATAATCTTTTTTGCTCATAGCTTTTTGCTGTGCTTGTTTAGCCACATAAAGCTAGGCAATACGAATAATTGCATTTGATGCATCAGCTGTTGGGAATGCAATTGTAAAATCCCCAGCGGTGCTTGTTTTATCGCCACCAAATGCTAAAACACAAACAGATGTATCACCTGATGTATCTTCATTAAATATCAGCGCACCATTAGCTGTAATTGTGCTGCTACTAAAAGTAACATCTGCAAAGTCTGTAAAAGCAGTAGTACCACTGGTAGAAGGATCTACACGAGTCAGTGTTGCTCCTTTTGCCGTATATCCTGTGCCAGATACTTCGTTAGACGTTGTATACGCAGTAGTGCTTGCACCTAAAGACGCTGAACTTGTATACAAAGCTATTTTGAAAGTATCGCCACCTGAGTTCAAAAAGTTGTGTTTTGCTTCTAAAAGTTCTTTTTTAAAGCTCGTACACATTGCAGTCGTGATAGCCATTAGATCCTCCTAATTATTTCAGCCATTTCTTTCTGGCCCTGTTTCTCAAACTCGCCAGCTAAAGTTACTCGATCACTCTTAACTGCTTCTTTTATATAGAATAAAACACAGTTTAGCACACTCTGTTTAAACGCTTCTGCTTGCTGGGCTATCAACGGATGCGCATTAGAACCAACGCTTACAATTCTTTTTGTTGCTTGCTCGGCCCAAAACTCAGGGTCATGGCCTTTGTTCAACGTTGTAGCAACTTCAAAGTTGCCAACCTCTAAATCTATCGGAGCATTCATTAAGTCGTACTCAGGGCTGCTTGACCAGTGCGATAAGCATCAGTTCTATTATATCCTTCGCCTTCCTTCTTCAGCTGACCAATAGCTATTTCATATTGCTGTTGATACTGCTGCGCAATGTCAGGCTCGCCTTTCATAAATATGTAAGCTTGCGCCAAGCTGCCATACAACAAAGCATTTGTTGCATTATCGCCTAACCAGCTGGTGCCATCAGAAGACTCTGTAATTGACTGCGGCTCATACGAGTAATGAAGTTCAACTGTATAGTTGCCATTCGGAGTCGGGCCTACAATAAAAGACTCCTCATTAAATATGCCATAATACTTAGGCACTCCAGTTGATGAGCTACTTGGATACGCCTCTCTAATAAAGTTAACGTCTTTAAATATCAAAAACTCATAGCCAGAATTATCTAGCGCCAAAGAAAATGGATATAAGAAATCACTAGGCATTGCTAGGTATGGAGTGCTTTGTGTCAGCGTACCAGTAACGTTCTTTCTAAAGTCAGGCAGCTGAATAGACCTAAGAATCTGTTCTTCAGTGGTCTTTACAAAGTTAGCAATGTTATTAGAAAACGTAGTCTCTGCGTTCTCTGTATAGTCTTTTATTGCCTGAGTTAGAGTTGTGTATGTCCAAGCCATTAGCCTATTACAACCTCAACTTGCCCGATCTCGCCTGTCATGTCTAATCCAACAGTGCGTGATCCTAATTCTGTAATGCCGCCTCCGACTGGATCAAAGGCGCCTAAAATTCTGCTTTCTGCTAAAGACGTATCAGGTCTAGGGTTTCTCAAAGCCTGAGGGTCTGACATATTCATGCGACCTAACTCATACTGAGGATTGTCTTTATCTAAAACATCATATCCAACACGAAACCCAGTATCGCGGCCATCACGGATTAAAGGCACAAGGTCACTTAACTTGTACCTAAAACCAGTCACATCACAAAACCCAAATGCATATTTCCCTTTAGCGTAAATACTCAATATCTATAGCCTCCGGGTACAAAAAATAATGACTCTTTGCCTCGATCTGCATCAGCTGTAAGCTTCCACTCTTCCTCATACAGCTGCTTCAAAACGGGTATTCTTTGCGCTAGCTCTGGCTTTTTAAGACTAATTTGATACGCAAGGCCAGCCACAAGGCAAGGCAGATATCGTGCAGGTACTTCTGGATTTGAAGCACCAGTAGATCCTGCATCCGCAATTCGCTCCATGTAGTAGTAAGTCAACGTATACGTTTGTGCCGAGTCAGGCACAGGCCAAAGATTAAAAAATACTCCAGTGTCACTTTTCTCAAGCCAGTACTGTAATGGCTTAGATGATGTCAACTTATTTGTAAGATGAGCATATTGCTTCACCGATATCCTAGTAAGCATCTGGTCAACTTGACGAGATGTATTGCCAGAATCAGTTCGTATAAATGCCTCTACAATATCCAGTATTTTAGAATCAAGCGTATATCTTGACGTACCAGCCGTAAGCGCCTGTGTTCCTTCTTTGATAGTCCAAAGGTTTAACCCCCTGTTCTGCCACTCAAGGAACATAAGATTAAGGCTGCGGCGAGCAGTTCGGTAATCGTAACCGCTCTTTAATTCTGATCCAGCACGTTCAAATGCCTCTTCAATGGCATCGCCCAGATCTAAATTAAACGTATACGTTGACATAGATTACTTCTTCTTTTTGCGCATTACGCCTTTCTTAACCGCCTTACCGCGCTTCATGGCTCCGGGCTTTTTCTTCATTACGCCCTTCTTAGCCATAGTGCCACCCTTCATTCCCATAGGACGCTTCTTTTTCATAACGCCTTTCTTTTTCATTCCCGGCATATCCATTCTCCAAAAGTTGGTTGTAAAAATACTCTCTCGTTTCAAACACATGATCAGGCTCTCGATCACCAAAAACTAATTGATAGTAGTTAGTGTGCTTGAGCTTGTTCGCCGCCTCCTGTAGGTATGCAAGTCTTTGTACATAAATCATTGCATAACTAATATCGTTCGATTGAACGAATCCAGAGTCATCTAAGGCCGCATTATGGTCATCATCTGGGTGCGACCCCATCACCCAAATGTTCAAATCATTGAATGCTCCTGACGCTATAGAGTAATTAATTGACTCTATCCGTTGATGAAAACTATAAGCCTGTGGCTCATAAGCCACATCAACTACGACAGTAATATCAAACGAATCATCGAACTGCTCTATCGCTTTATAGACAGGTAGAAAAGATTGATCGTGTTTAAACGCTATATCAACTTTATTATCGTCCCAAGCCTTACGAGCGTAGGGACACATCGCAGTTGTAGTATCTTCAGATATAGGCTGCTCAATGTTGTAAAAAGACCACTCTCTGATCTCTTTACTAATTGATTGCTCTATCTCATTCATACCCGTGACGTTTAAACAACCTTCTTTATGTCTTTATAAAGACCCTTAGCTATATTTTTTAAATGTTCCACAGGGGCATTAAGGAATCTCTCTATAGACATTTCATGCGCTAAAGGTATTGCTGTATCGGTTTCCATAATGACGTTTCTTTGCTCTTCATCCAGCGACAACTTAATGATCACAGGATCTTTTGGATCAGAAAAGTCGTGAAAGCAATCCAGCATTTTTTGATCAAACTCATTCAACATTCGATTATCCGTAATGCTTTATGACACTTAGGCAAACGGTGTAGACATCATTATTGCTGTGATCAACCGTAGTAAACATAATGTCTCCTGTAACTCCGCTTCCGGCGTTATTAGGTATGCCGTTAAATTCACTAAAGTCTAATTCATCTGCATAGTCTGCATTCAACTGCCAAGCTAGGACATCTGTACTAGCATCAAAAAATATCTTGACACCCATTCCTATGGTTGAGTACCAAATCTTTTCGATAGTTACTTTCGTACAAGCCGCCCCAGTCATTGGGTCAGCAGTCAAAGCTGATACATCAATCTTCTTTACAGCTGACTCACCTGTGCCATCCGATACATTAGTAAACTTAAAGATGGCTTTTCTAGGGCCATCTTGAATAGTTTGACTTGCTACTGCATCAGCCATAACCGCCTCCTACTATTGATCAGCAAATACGGGTGCAGTGGTACTCGTAACATTTCCAAAGATCTGATAGTTGGTTGTATCTAAACCCAAAATAGTTATATCGAACCCAGCAGGAACATTAAGCTGAATGCTGCTATTTGAGTTGCCGTCTGAGAACACGCTGCTAATAGCATCCCCATCAGTATCTAAAAAGGTAACGCCACCAATATAAAAATTACTATTACCGGGAGTAACAATAAGAGCATCCGTCGCATCTGCTGCACCCCCAGCATAAACAAAGCGGTAAAAAATACCCGCAGTAGGCGCTGGCAAAACATAAGTACTGTCTTGGCTATTATCGCCTACAAGATTAATGCGACCTGCATTTGTGGCAGCAGTAAGGGTAGTTGATGCAGCATCCGCAAGTGATACAGGGGTTACCTGCATACCGGAACCATCAAGCGTAAAGGACGTTGTGATTGCGCCAGTGCTGCTATTTTTTGAAACGACAGAAAAGCCGTTCTCCGATCGGACTGAACCGCTGAAGGTTGTATTAGCCATGTAATTCTCCTGTCTTGGCTAGTGTCTAATGTTTCACATGAAACAATTAGTCAGGATATAAAAAAAGGGCCATTCAATTCTACACTGAATGACCCTTGATTGCTCTAGCTAGAGCCGGGTGACCCGAAAATTCCAAGTGGGTCAGAAACGCCAAAACTATAGCGCTCGCGAGCTTTATAGCGCACGTTGCCAGTATCGAAGTCACCGTCCATAGAATTTTCTAACGCTGCCCTTTCAAAGTGCTTCATTCCATTTGGAACGTCTGTAATCAAGAACCACGCATTAGTATCTGTGAGGTAATGATTAACAGAATATCCTTCTGGAATACTGCCATTTGTATAGATCGCGTTTAGATCGTTATCAGCCGTACCAACACGACCTTCTGTTTGCAGTACACGAGTAGCAACAAACATCAGTGCGGGAGGCACAATCAGCTTGCGAGGTCGAGATGCGATCAACAATCCACGCTCATCTGTCCAACCTGCGATTTGAATAATCGCGGCTTCCAGTGAAGTTTCATTAAGATCTGCACCAGTGACAGGGCGATTGTCATTCTTTCCACCGCTTACGAGTGGGTGACCATCACCACCTGTTACACCGTCGCCAGAAGCAGTAAACAAGTTTACGCCATCACCAGACTGGAACGCATTGGTAAAACCATTGTTCAGTGGTGAAGCAGCTTTTACTTGCTTCGTGTACGCCATAGCTCGTGCTAACGCCTTGGTGTAGCGAGCCGAAAGAGAATCGTAAAGATTGTCTTCCATCGCTTCCTCGGTAATCGCAAAACCCATAGCCACGGTTTCGTGATTAAAGCGAGCTGTAAACGACTCTTGCGCACTATCAAAAACGATGGATTCACCTTCGCCTTTAGTTGGTGCTGCACCAAAGCCACTCAGCTTTACTTCTTCCTCAAAGCTTCGATCCGATGATTCAGTTTCATAAATCATCGTATGCTCGTCTTCGTATTTCTCATACTCCAAACCAAACAGAGCATTAAGCCCCGGTAGGAGTTCTTTAAGCATTTGCGCTCTTGAAATTGCCATTGCCTAGTTACTCCTTATACGCCAGTGGTATTGCGATACGCATGGCCAACATTAAAAATGAAAAGCGCATCCGTAAAAGCATCACCAATAGTGCTGTCTGGGCCATCATAAAAATCATAGATTCTCAGTGGCAGAGTATTGGTGGTAGCTGTGGAATCAGCATCAACAGCGTTCTTGCTGTTACCGATGCTCGTAGTACCTGCTGTTTGGATAACATCAAAGTTAGATCCAAGAGCAGTTTGAGCGATAGCACCATCAGCTTGCATCAAAAAGACCACATCCGGGTCAGTCAATACATAAGCCATGATGTCATCAGCAGCGGTAGATGCTGGGTAGTATTGGTTGAACGTTAACTGTCCAGTCGTAGGATCGGTGTATTTGACACCCATAAAGATCCCAATCGTGGTCAAGGTAGACGTTCCTGTGTCTTTTTCAATGGTGCCAGCTGCAACCATCTTTACAAAATCGCCATTAAAAATAGCAGTTGCATAACCACTAGCGATTTTAAGATGCTGAACTTTACCATTAAAAGAGCCACTTGCACTGGTAGTGCTTACAGGTCTTGCACCGAATGGTGCGGCTGTAGTAGCCATATTAATGTCCTCTTAACAAATAAAATTTGTGTTATTTGCCAAAATTAGTTACACGAGTTTTACGATCTGGTCGAAGCAAAGGCATTCGGGGATCGTTCTCGCGCATATAGTTTTGGTCAACACTTTCCATTTGTTGCTCTGCCACTCCTTCGTAATAACGCTGTCGGCTTTCCGCAACTTCTCTTGGAGCCTTGCAAAGTAATTGTCCACCAATCTCAACGCATCCGGGGAACTGAGACTGGTGATCTGGCATCACTTCTAGTTCTGGATGGTCTTCAATTTTTACTGGTTCCCAGCCTTCTCTAAATCGCATCGAAACATTCGTTGCATCAGACTGCCCAACCATTGATGTGCGAACCCATCGGAACACCCATCCCGGCTGTGGCAAAGGATCTGGTAATAAAGAAGGTGGGCGGAATGAAGCTGGTCTAGCTTCTTCTTCGCGTGACTCGATTTCTCTTGGTTTACGGTTATCAGACATTATTCATCCCCATTCTTAATTGTGTTTCGGCATATTTCTCAGGTGATATTCCTAGTTTCTTACACAACGCGAGTTGTGAACTATTCAACTTTACCTGCGTTTTTTTACCGGCACTTCGTTGCGCTGGTGCAACTGGTGACGATGCCTGACGCGATTGTGCTGACTCTGTACCGGCTTCTTCTTGCTGCTGTTGACCGAATGCTTTAGGAAAAGAATCCCTTAACGTCTTATCAATCGCTGCAAAGTATTGCGGTGAGTTTCTTTCGATTCCCCGCTTTACCAGCATTTCGTCTAGCCCATAAGCAAATCCTGTGACTGCTTCATTTCCGGGCGCACCAAACCAAGTATTTCTTGCCAGCCAATCCTGCAATCTAGGATCTACTGGTTGTTGTTGCGGTGGCTGATCCACCGTCTGTGCAGGTGCCTGTTGCTCTCCCTGCATCTGTGGCTGCATCTGAGGCTGATAATTCTGTATATAAGCCCTGTCTGCCTGTACTCGCGCAAGCTGTTCTTGCGCTTCTACCATAGATTCTGTGTCGCCCTCTTCATGGGCTTTCTTGTACTTTTGCCGCGCTGCTTCTAATTCAGCGTCTGTGCGGTTCTGTACACTCTGAAGCAGTGCTTGTTCGCTTTGCCCGACCAGCCCCTGCAATCTTTCGATTTCTTTCTGGGTGCCTTGGGCGTACTGTACTGCCTCATCTCTTAATCTTTGTGCAGCCTCTTTTTCTCTACGCTGCTGATGGTATTCGTATTTGAGTCTGTTTAAACGCTTTTTAACACGATCATCTTGAATGTCAATTTCTTCGTCAATGTTGAATGGCTCAACATCGTTACGAACAGGGCGACGATCTTCCTCAGGAGTATCATCTACCTCGATAACTTCTATTTCCGAATCAACTTCATATTGGGGTTCAGACATGGGATATACCTCTTGGATCATCAACTACAGCTTCTGGTGTATCGTCATTAATCAAACGAAACTCTTTGCCATGGATCTTGATGCGTGTGCCGCTATAGGCTCTCATCAAAACAAAATCACCCTCTTTGCACCAAGGGCCATTTGGAAACCTAGATTTATCTTTATAACAATCCGGCCCCATGGCTATCACAAAACCAACCAAAGATGCCGTAGCTTCTCTGTCTAATGTTGGCGCTGCTTTTAAGATCCCTCCTTCTGTCTTTTCCTCCACTTCTGGAAGTCCAATAAGAATATGATAGCCTGTTGGCTTTGGAAGCTGACTTGCTTTTTCTGCCTGTGGCTCATCATCGTCTGGCTTGATAGACGCTAGATCAACGCTGGTCGTTGTCATTTACTTTCTCTCTGCAACACTTAAAGGGAAGTGTAGAACCCTCGCATCCTGTTGATGCTAAACTTCAGTAAACGTCTTTTCTGCAACCTCTCTGATTTCTCTGGCTGCCATTTGTAAACCTTCTAGCTGACCTCGATACAGCTTGTATTCTTCAATAGTACTTATAGAACCCGAAACCAGCTTTTCTGTAAGTAGCTGTTCCTGCTCGTTTAAACGCGACAATATCAAATCAATAAACTGAGGGTCAACAAAATCGGGCATTCTACTGCTTAGGATTTAGTAAGGTTTCTGCAATCTTACGCCCTATCTCGGCGCCTTTGCTTTTCTCAACCAAGTTTTGTTTTTCTAAAGAAGCATCCCGATCATTAGTCTTAGAAATAATATCCGCACCAATTTGAGCGCCAGCTATCTTCTGCTTAGTTTGTAGATCAAGCTGCTTCAGACGCTCATCACTGGCAATTCGCAACATTTCTAACTCTGTCTTCATCTGAGCCTTTTGTGCATCCAGTAACAGTTTTTGCTGCGCTGTCGCTGCTCGCTGTGCATCAGTTTGTGCCTTAGCTGCTGCTGACTGCTCTTCTACAGCAAGCTCACGCTGCTTTAGCTGTAGCACAGGATCGTTTGCTTGCGCTTGTTGCTGCTCCTGCTGCGCCTCCATTTGATCCTTCTGCAATAACTGCTCTGCTGCTTGAGCAACCAAAGAAGAAAGCTTGGCTTCTATTTCTGGTGGCAACTCTGTTTCTGCTGAAGGCAGATCTATACCAAGCTCCTTTTCGATTTCAACTCTGTACTGGAAGGCAAGGTGTTCTGCTATGTGAGCAGATACAGAAGCCTGTATAGCCTGTTGATTAGGCGCCTGTGCCATCAGTTCAAGGATCTTAGGATCTTGCATAGCAGCCATGTGTGTGCGGATATGCGCTTCATGATCTTGGTAAACAAATGCCTTGACAGGCTCTCCATTGATGAAATCCATGTTCTCTGTAACTGGATCAGTCGGTAGCATTTCATCTTCATCAGGCACAAGAGTTTCTGGATCTCTAATACCAAGAGCCTCCAGCATTTGCCTGTGCAAAGCAGGGAGGTCATAAAGCTGTGGTGCTTGTTGTGATAATTGAAGCGCAGCTTGGTACTGCATAATCCTTTGAGACATAGTTGCTGCATTAGGATTAGCTACA